AAGGAGGATTTAACCTGGGAAGATCCTCAGAGATATTAAGAGACGAAGTTAAATTCAGTAAGTTTGTTGGACGTTTGAGAAAGAGATTCTCAAGAATGTTCATTGATATGCTGAAAACTCAGTTGCTGCTTAAGAATATCGTTACTCCCGAAGATTGGGAAATAATGAGTGAGCACATACAGTTTGACTTCTTGTATGATAATCACTTCACTGAATTAAAAGAAGCAGAACTAATGACCGAAAGGTTAGGATTGCTTGCAACTGTAGAACCATATGTTGGTAGATACTATTCACAGGATTGGGTTCGTCGTAATGTATTACGTCAAACTGATGAAGATATCTTAGAACAAGATAAGATTATTAAGAAAGAAATAAAAGATGGTATTATACCTGATCCAGCAGAAATGATGATGGATCCTGAAGGGACTGGTGGTTTAAGACCAATGCCTATAGAAGGAGAGTTAGGTGCTAATGGTGCTGGTGGAGAACCAGATGCTGCATTAAGATCTATGGATGTAGATTCCCAAGCAGCAACTCAAGATGCCAATATAGTCAGACCCAAAGGTGGGGAGATTTAATGGAACATGCAGAGGATGAAAGAGGACCGCATTTAAAAATAGATTGGGGTATTAATGACATCCGACTGCTTCATGATTCTGTTTCCTTTTATAGAGATAAAGGAGAAATAGATTTTGATAAACATTCATATGAGAGAGAACATTTAGATAATATGCAAAAGGTTCTAAACTCTATGTTATTAGAATTTAATTATTTTAAACTCAACTCTGACTAATACATAAATATTAACAATTACTCACATTTAATACAATGCCTGACACTGAAACTGAAATGAATCCAACTGAAACAGGAGTAACTGGAGCTGTTGGTAAAGATATACAATCCGCACTAATGGATATGATAATTGCAGACGAATCGCCATCTAATATTAGCGATACTATTAAAGATATGCTGTATACAAAATCAGCAGAGAAAGTTGATGCTTTCCGTCCTGACGTAGCAACAAGTACCTTTAATCCTGCACCCGAAGCAGAAACTGAGGTAGAGACTGAAACTACTGAGGAAGAGTAATTATAAATAACTACTAATGTAGAACCCTTATTTAGTAATGGCGTATAAATCAGTCGGAAATGTAATAACTGTAGCTGCTGGTGGAGCATCTACAGCATCTTCTGCTTTCAATCAGCAGACGGAATATTTGAGAGTAGTTGCTATAGGAACTGCTGCTCATGTTGCGGTATCAGGATTTGATTCCACAGGAATCGGAGTTTCTGCTTATCAGGATAGTTCGACTTATCTCGCAGCAGATACACCAGAGATAATTGCAATGGGTAAAGTTGCTTCTCAACCAATAGTCGGAATAACTACTGAGGCTGGTGATGGTGGAACAGGGTTCAGTAATCTTGTTATTAGTATACCTGAAGGACAGTATGCTCAGTTCCCTGTAAATGCAACAGTTAGTGCTAGTGTTAATGGTCAACCATGGTTTGATTTTACTGATAAAAGGGTTAAGTCAATTAATACTCGTTTTGGACCGATGGATGCTACGGCTGGATATGGTGCAAAATTGACAATCATTGATGCAATAGCAGGTAACAATGCTATAGCAACTGCTTTCTCAGCAACATTAGGTTCTTCACCAAGAGCTGCTGAGTTAAGGTCTTCACAAAAGATTGCTGCTATAAATTCTCAATTTACTGCTGGAAAAAATAGTACAGTAACAGCACAACAAGTCCAAATTGTAGGGGGTTAAACAAATGAAACTCATTAGAGAAGAAATTGAATCAGTAAAAGTTATTACTGAAGCAACTAAAAGTGGTAAGAAAAACCTCTACATCGAAGGTGTTTTTCTACAAGGAAACATAAAGAACCGTAATGGTCGTATGTATCCTATGGAAACTCTACAACGTGAAGTTGGTAGATACATGAAAGAGCATGTTACTACTGGCAGAGCACTTGGAGAACTTGGTCATCCTGATGGTCCTACCGTAAACCTCGATAGGGTTTCACATAAGATTACATCATTAAGAGAATCTGGTACTAACTTTATTGGTAGAGCAAAGATTCTTGAGTCTACCCCAATGGGTAAAATAGCATCCTCACTATTAAGTGAAGGAGTTAAACTAGGCGTTTCATCTCGTGGTATTGGGTCACTAAAACCTACCAAAGAAGGATTTAATGTCGTAGGAGAAGATTTCATGTTAGCAACTGCTGCTGACATTGTTGCCGACCCTTCTGCACCTGACGCATTTGTCGAAGGTATTATGGAAGGTAAGGAATGGATATGGGAAGGAAGCATCCTTCGTGAGAGAAAAGCAGAAGAAATTAAGAGTAAAATTGATACTCTTGCAGGACGTAAGATGCTCGAAGAGCATAAGATAAGTCTATTCGATGAGTTTATAAACTCATTGTAAATCCACACATTATAAATAAATATAGATTTCAACAGGAAACTCGGAGATTACAAGCAATGTCTAGTGACAAAAACTTACAAAAAATGGAAAGGGACATCGTGAACGAAATTACAGAACCGTCACAGTCCAAGACTGCTGTTAATGCAAACGCAGCCCCTGGAAACCCTTTACCAAAAGAAGGAAGCAATGCTTCTGGAGTATCAACACCAGGAAACACACCTCCTTTTGAGGATTTAGGTGGACCAACTGTGGATAACGCAAGTCCAACTAATGATTCTGCTAAACTTAAGGATCCAGCAGGAAGCCTTAAGCAGGTAAGAGATGTAGTCACTAAGAAAGGTGCTAAAGCCGATCCTATGAAAGGTCTTAACTCTGGTGATGAAGTTGAAATCAAGGATGATCAAGAAGTCGTTGCTGAAGAACCAGCAGTGGAAGAAGATCAAGTAGTTGCAGAAGCAGAAACTACCGAAGAGGAAGTTGTTGCTGAAGCACCTGACTATACCGAAATTAGCATCGATGAAGATGTTAATGCTTTGGTTGCTGGCGAAGAATTGTCTGAAGAGTTCAAAGAGAAAGCGAAGACAATCCTAGAAGCAGCAGTTAAAGGTAAGGTTATCCAAATCAAGGAAGTACTCGATGCTGAGTATGAATCAAAACTCCTTGAGGAGGTAGAGGAAATCAAAGGCGCACTTAATGAGCGTGTTGATTCCTACCTAGAATATGTTGCTGACGAGTGGTTCACTGAGAATCAACTTGCAGTAGAAGGCGGTCTTAAAGAAGAACTCACCGAGTCCTTTATGACTGGTCTTAAGAGTCTTTTTGAAGAACATTATGTATCACTCCCTGAAGATAAATATGATGTGCTTGAGAGCATGGTAGAAAAACTAGATGACATGGAAGCTAAGCTCAATGAGCAAGTCGAAAAGAATGTCGCATTAAACAGGAGACTCGCTGAGTCATCTGCTGATGTAATTCTTGCAGACGTATCCGAAGGTCTCGCTGAGACACAGAAGGAGAAGCTCGCCTCACTTTCCGAAAGTGTAGAGTTTGCAAGTGAAGAATCTTATCGTGAGAAGTTGGAGACACTGAAGGAATCTTATTTCCCTTCTAAGAAGTCTGCTCCAGCGCAAGCTAAGTCCGAAACACTCTCTGAAGGAGTAGATAGTTCACCTGAATCCATTAGTGGTTCGATGGCTAGTTACTTGAAGATGGTGTCGGCCATTAGCAACAAATGAATTAAACATTAACGTAAACAACACTAATTTAAGCAAATGTTCCAATCAGAACAGTTGCAGGAAAAGTGGGCTCCATTGCTAGACTATGAAGGTCTTGATCCAATCAAGGATAATCATAGAAAAGCAGTTACCGCTGTCCTGCTCGAAAACCAAGAAAAGTTTTTAAAGGAAACCGCATCATTTGAGAATAGCGGATCATTCCTTACAGAAGCCGCACCTACCAATAGTGGTGGAAACCCACAAGGTTTCTCTGGTGCTGCTACAGCAGCTGGTCCAGTTGCTGGTTTCGACCCAGTTCTAATCTCCTTGATTAGACGTGCAATGCCAAACTTGGTCGCATACGACCTTGCTGGTGTTCAGCCAATGAGTGGTCCTACTGGACTCATCTTCGCAATGCGTTCACGCTACGATAGTCAGTCAGGAACCGAGACCTTCTACAACGAAGTTAACTCTGCGTTCGCTGGTCAGCCTGGTGGTGGTACAAAGGATACCGCTAGTGCTGTAGACATCTCAGCTGGTATGGGTACAACTGATCAGTCAGGTACTAACCCATCTGTACTTAACCCAGTTGGTGGTGCAGGTTCACAGACTTCATACACAGTTGGACAAGGTATGAGAACCGACAAGGCAGAAGCCTTGGGCGATGGTTCTACCAACGAATTCAACCAGATGGCATTCTCAATCGAGAAGGTCACGGTTACTGCTAAGTCAAGAGCCCTCAAGGCTGAGTACTCACTAGAGCTTGCTCAAGACCTTAAGGCAATTCATGGTCTTAATGCAGAGGCAGAACTTGCTAATATCCTTTCTACTGAGATCCTTGCGGAAATCAACAGAGAAGTTATTAGAACTATCTA